ATGATATATCCAAAGCTTATGAATATCCCATCCATCATCTTGCACCTTGCCATGAAAAAACTTTTATTGAAGATAGATTTCATGGCAAGGTGCAAGATGATGGATGGGATATTCATAAGCTTTGGATATATCATCCAGAAGGTAATATAAAGCGCTCTTATCATTTAGATGGCCGTGAAGGTACACAAAAATTTACAGTAGATGATGATGCCTGGGGATATAAAGAGTGACATTTGGAATAATTGCAAGATGTGACAACACTGGATTAGGAAATCAGACAAGGGATTTAGTTAAAATGTTAAATCCAGATAGGATTCTTTTAATTAACTCTGCAAAATTTAATAACAATAAGCAATATCCTGAATGGTATCAAGGATATAACGTAACAATGACCAATGGTTTTCCAACTAAGCAAGAGGTTGCTATATTTATGGATGGATTAAATTCTGTTTTAACCTGTGAAACTTTCTACCATCCACACTTTATTAATTTGGCCCAAAGGCGTAAGGTCAAAACCTTAATGCAGTATAACTATGAGTTTCTTGATCATCTAAATAAACCAGATATGCCTTTGCCAACCTATATGATTTCTCCTAGTTACTGGAAGATAGATGAGGTTATTAGTAAGTTTAGTAATGATACGACTGTTGTTCATATACCGCCGCCAATTGACTCAGAAGAGTTTGCCACTGTTAGAAATAATAATCTTGCAAAAGATCATAAAAGAATTCTTCATATTGGTGGGAAAGTTGCTTCCAAAGATAGGAACGGTACTCAAACCGTAATTGATATGTTGAGGCATTCAAAGGCCGACTATGAATTAGTAATTAGAAGCCAAAGTGAACTTGATATTAATTGTCAAGACTCTAGGCTTACTGTTGAAATAGGTAACGTTGATAGTAGGTCTTCAATGTATGATGGTTTTGATGCTATGGTTCTTCCAAGAAGATACGCTGGACTATGCTTGCCAATGAATGAAGCGCTTATGAGTGGCCTTCCAGTATTTATGACTGACATATCCCCCAATAATCAAGTACTTCCATCCGATTGGCTAATACCATCAAATAAGATTAATACACTTATGACAAGAGTTAAGTTAGATGTATATGAGGCTGATGCTAGAGAACTTGGCAAAAGAATTGATAGATATGTTAACAGTGACAAACAGGCACAAAAAGAAAAGGCTGCAACAATTGGCTTTGAAAACTTTGACCCATCTATTCTAAGGGATCAATACCTTCAGATTCTGGAAGGATAAACTCTTCGGAAAACTTTTGTTTCAAGTCTCCAAGAGTTAAAAATGTTGCTTTTCTATCTTTAATAAATTTAATATCTGTTCTGAGTTCTTTAATCTTATAGTCTGTAAACTTTAATACATAATAAGATAACCACAGATCATCAATGATCCAGTACTCTTCAGGGCAGTCAAAGAAGTCTTCATTTAGAAAAAGTTTAGCATCACAAATAAGCCCACCAGTACCAGCATAGTTACCTAACTCATTGCCAACAATTTTAATCTTTCTTTTATATCTTGAGTTAACCTTATGTGCCCAAAAAGATTTTACACAATCGCTTTCATATTGTCTATGACATTCCTGGATAAAGGTGTTTGGAATTATTTCATCGTCATCAATAAATATTATTTTTTCATATCCTTCTTCAGCGAGATCTCTTGCTAATAGAAACCTAGCAAACTGCTTAAAGTAATTTGAGTAATTGTGAACAGAGATATTTAAGTTGCCTTTAAACTTGTCTAAATACTTTAAAAGTTTTTCGTTTTGATTTGAATTATCAACAATATAAAAATCAAAATCTTTATCTGTTTGATTATTTATGCAGGCCAATGTAGCACTCAGGTTTTCAAACCTAATATACGTACACATTATTAGCGCTGTTGTTGACATATTTTCCTATCGTAGCATAGAAAGAGCCAGCCTAAATAGACTGGCCCTAACTATTTTTACTATTTACTTCTTTGGTGCTGCCTTCTTGACTGCAGCCTTCTTCTTTACAGGTGCCTTAGCAGACTTGAGAGCCTTCTCTACTTCCTTAGCATCTGGCAATACGCCAAACGCCTTGTCATTAGGGTTGATTGCTCTGATTGCTACTGGTGCGATAGCAGCAACAAGTGCTGTCCATAGATCCTTTGGATCTGTTACGCCAGCCATATAGAGTGCTAGACCTGATGCAAGTACTGAGCGACCATATGATGCAAGCAGTGCCTTTAGTTGTTCTGTATTCATTTTATTCCTCCTAGGATATAACTCGTGTTAGTATTGTAAAACCAATCCATAGACCAATAATTCCTGCGACTCCCGCAAAAACTGGTGGTGCTGGAACTGGCAATTTGAATGCTGCGAACACGACACCGCACCCAAAACCTGTTAGTGTAGATAACAAAATATCTTTCACTTTACTTCCTCTTCTTCCTTTGGCAATAGTTTAATAAGTTTATCATATGATTCTGAAATCTTTTTCATTGAGTGGTAATTTGGTTGCATAGAAATAATGTCACCATATTCTCTAAAGTATTCTATTTCTGGCTTAACATCTTCAATAAATTCTGTTAGACCAGTCTGAACCTCTTCTATATATGCAAATGCCCAATCTCTAGAATCAGATAAGAACTTTAAAAAGTTTTCCTTGTGAACCTCTTGATCTGTGTTGTTAGACTTAGAGTCTTGCAATAGTTTTATGTATTGTTCTAATGCAAAATTATCAACATACAGTTTGCTGGCAACTTTTTTACTTACCACTAACTTATTTAAAGTATAAATATATGACAATAAAAATACTACAGATGCTACCAACAAAGAAACAGTTGCAAGTTTATAAATCATTTTAGAACCTCTCTAGTTACTAGCACAATAGCGCCTTCCATCTCTAAAGCATTCTTTAGTTGGACTACATATTGCAATGCTGCGATCTTTTCATCATGTGTAAGACCAGCAAAATGTCTTTCATCTAATTTAATAGTAAGGAAGTGCTCATTGTCAATAAGTTGAACCGAAAAACCTTTAGGTGCTTGGACCGCATGGAATGCTCTCTTCATTGAATCAGTATACACTTATTTGTCCGTTGTTAAAATTTGCCACGTATCTGCCCAGTCTGCTTTAGTTTTGTGATTATTAAATTCTCTAGATATTTTACCATCTTCAAGGTATACACCACCCCAAACTCCCCACTCTTTACCAGATACGCCGTTAGCAAAACATTTTCTTGCTAATGGACACTGCATGCACAAGGCATCAACTAAAAATCTAGAATCTGGCTCATCTTCATATTTATCAAAAAAGATATTAGTATCAAGGTCTTTGCACGGAGCATCGTCTTTCCATAGATGCTGCTTCATGTTTACTCCTTGTACTTGCCTGGAATCTCCCAGCCATTGCGAGAAGGACTAAAAGTTTTTTTGATGTACCATTGATTGTTTATGCGAATACCATTTACGTCAGTTCTGCCAAGATTTGATTTCTTGAGTTCTAGAACATCCCAGCCAACCCACTTTAGGTCGCTATTTTTTGATACAATTTTTTCCATTGTACCTAAGTCTTTTATGATCATCTTTACCCCTTTTAGTATCTAAAAATTCCAACTTCAACATTATTAAGTTCTGCTTGTTCAACAAGTTTTAAATTTTGTTGTTTAGTAGTAGTTAAAAATGCAAAGTAATTAATGTAACTCATATTTTCTTCTATCCATGACTGAGGTGCTTTATAGAACTTAATCTTTTTCCCACGAGCCTTCATGCCTCTTTCAGAAAGATTAGAAAATTCTGAAACAAAAGAGTTGACTTTTGCTGGGCCAACCGAATAAATAACAAACTCTTTATCATCTTCTTTCATGCCAGAAAGAGCAACGCTCATTGCACGCAAAAAAATTTGGTAGTCATTAAAGTCAGTCGTTCCTTGAACTGCCACTATCATTTTTGTTTCCACCCCTTAAGTTATCTAATATAGATAACATCTTTTGAATATCTTTTTTGGACATATTGGCTGTGTCTACTGGCTTTGCAGTTTCTGGTACAGGTGTACCATTTTCTACATTAGCAACATAAAATATATTGCTAGTAACCCAATAGGCTTGATCTTCTATAACCAATACCTTAATTGTGTCCTTTTCTCTTCGCTTTTGCAACTGAGAAGAAGGATCTTCTTTTTCTGGTAACTCATAAGTAAAAAACTTTTTCATCATTTTATGCATATCGCTTTGGCGATAGATAATTCTATGAGATTTTCTGTACTTATTTTTTGTTACTACTCTAATTATAAGCCAAGAAGCAAGTATTGTCAAGCCAAAGGTTATGACATATAGCACTAAGTCCTCCTATGGTTTGGGTTTTTTATCTACCTGAATACTTTCGGGCACTCTTGCATTCTTTAGTTGAAACTTTAGTACTTCAAACTCTAAGTCATTAGACTTTTGTCTGTAAAAGATAACTAATTGTTTTAGTTCATCTATTGTTAGATCTTCCATTATTGTCTACCCCTTATACTAAATGGACTTCCAGCCCACAACTTTTCAGTTTTATTTTTTTCTCTTTCTACAATGCTTCTGCTCCAAGAAAATCCAGCATCTCCGCCCCAAGCATCCCACATAATGCGACCATTGGAAGGAAACTCTGGACCATCATAAAAGCCTTTTCCTTTTTTATCTACTTCGTGACGAGAAAAGAAAGAAAACATTCTCTTAACAGTATCAAGAGACATTGCAGAACCATTAACGATATCTGTTGCTCTACCCCAGCCTACTGGAGTTCCAGCACCTGTTGCCTTACCATCTTCTTTCCACTTAAGTGCACGACGTGCAGCAGCCTTCATTCCTGAAGTAGGTGAGTATGTATCAGCCATTGTTATTTGCCTTCTTGTGTGTTACGTAATAGTCGCCAATTACAGACTTGACTGTACCGTTTTTATTCATACGAACAATCTTTCCATCTTTAATTTGTGTTGCATTAAATGCTCCTGCTTTTTTCTTTGGCATTACTTATTAAATCCTTTCGGATCAAAAAATCCATTCCAAATGCTTTTTGTTGTAGATGCTTGGTCAGCCTTGTAAGTTCCACCACGACGCTTATACTCTTGAACTACCCAAGAGTTTGCCACTGCAGAAGGATACACATCAAACTTATCTTTTGCTGCCTGAACAACTCTTGCATACAACTTTGGGTTTGCAGGAGAAGATCCACCACTGCGTGGCTTAATCATTGCTCCATAGTTAGGCTTCTTTGCTTTTCCAATTGAGGCATCATAAGCATCCATAAGGTCTGGCTGTGAATTCATGTTAGGCATATCTTCAACTGTTAATTCTGGTTCTACTGGAAGTGGATCAATTGGAATAAATAAATTCATTGTGCATGCAGAATACGTTCTTGTTGCTTCCCATAGTCCACTTTCATCTTGTTCAAATAATTGTATAAGTACTGCTGGATTTTCTGCAGTTGCTTCAAGTGTATATTCTCCACCAGGCAAACCAAGCATACCTTCACGCATAACATGGACTACCTGTCCAATGTGAAATTCTTCATCTCCACCATGTGCGGTCATAGCAAAGTCGCCTTCTTTAAGGTTAGGCATTGCTTTACCTATGTTACCTTCACTGCGATTAATTGCATAAATTTGTGCTGCTGCTTCTGCTCTTGAAGTATGGCAACCCATTACTTCATTTGTACCCTCTTTAAGGGCAGGGTAGCCAGAGCACCCGAACGAACCTTTTGCTCCCACTTTATATGGCATGACGATCCTCCTAGACCTATATACTGATTATAGCAGAATTTACTTTGCTAGAACTCTCTTTATCTCATTTAGACATTCTAGGGACTCTATGCTCATTTTTGATAATTCTTCTGGAATGAATGCCTTATTTGTTAGATTGACCATAGGGTTCTCATCTAGCAAATCAACAGTAACAAAGCCATCTTCCCAAAGACCCATTATCTGGTGGTTTACCTGGTTAAGATGTTCCTGATAAACTTCAGGCATGATTTCAATCATCTTTTCTGTCATTGAATATAAAAATTCACCTGATATAGGGTCAAGACCTATAACCTCAATTGCTCCATTTAAAATGAGCATATCAAAAATATCAGTATAGTCTTCACTCATTGTTCATTAACCCTAACAGTTGATCTTTTGTCTGTGCTCCAGAGAGTCTTTTTATCTCTTTACCATCTTCAATAAGAATAAATGTAGGAATTGACCTTACTTCAAATGATTTTACCAGATCAATTTCAGAGTCAGCATCAACAATTTGAAACCTTATATCAGCAGATTCACGATTAAGTTCTTCAACAATTGGCCTTACCTTCTTGCATGGGTTACACCACTCAGCAGTAAAGTAAAGAATGTGTCTCACTTACCAGATTTCTTTCTAGCCTTTGCAAGTTCATCAAAATCTTTTACCTTGGTATCTCCTAGGTATCCCCAAGCATAACCATCGTTAATCATCATATCGTTTAGAGATACTGTGTCTCCATTGATATATACCCAGCCTAAGACACGACCAAATTTTTCAGTTGAGTTCATCTTCTCAGTCTTGATCACGACAGATTTGGCATCTTTTAGAGCCTTCTTTAGGTATTCCTTAGACTCAAGGCCAAGAGCCTTCTCAGCAAGATCCTTTGTACGAGACTCAGGGGTATCAATACCCGCCAGTCTAACGCGGGATGCAAATAGTATATCAAACCCTAAATCAATAAGAACATCGATGGTATCTCCATCCACTACGTTCTCTACTTTTCTTACATAGTATTCATACATTATTTTCTCCCCCATTTAATTTTATTCCAACCACGCTCATGGAAGTAATAAAGAATTGTTTTTGTTAATACCTCAAAACTTGCAATTGCTCCTGCTGTAACTGGCTCTTTGGTTATAACCCATGAAATAACAAAAGTATCTGCTGTTCCAATTATACGCCAGGTAATTGCTTTTAATGCTGATCTTTGTTTTGTTACGTTCAAATTCCTAGTTCCTTACGCTTTTGTGTAGCAGAAATAGAATGAATGTCTGCGCCCAAATCTACTTGTTCAATTTTATATCCTACATCACGACCATAAACAATGTTAGTAATGTTAGGTAATCTTAGTACTAATGCCCCATCCATAAATTCATCCTTGGCAATATATTCTTTTACCTGATCAAACTTAAGTGGATCTTTCTCACTTGTGTTGTAGGTGTTGCGTACTCCAAGAAGCACTTGGTCAGTTCTATTGCCAGCCTCTTTATAAAGGGCGTGGTGGCCTTCGTGCCAAGGCTGGTACCTACCTAGCATAAGGGTTGTAGGTGCAGACCAATCGTGCAGTCTAAACTTTTCAATGATACGAGATGCCTTTTGTTCAGGTTCTAATTCGTGATTAGTGAAATAGAAATCAGCAACTTCTGGACGCTCAAACATTTTATTTGTATCTTCAAAACGACCCTCAGCGATTGTGTCCATAAAGATAAGAATATCTGGTTTACCAAATGCTGCACGAGTTAAGTCAGTAGGACAAACAAAATCTACAATTACTGGAGCAACACCCTGTTTAGAGATAAGCCTTGCCATCTCTCCCATACGACGGGCCTGCTCAATTCTATCATCAGGACTAAATCCTAAATCTGAATTGACTGTTGCACGAACCTCATCTGCATTAAGATGGATAGCATTGATGCGCTCTTTAAGAGCCTTTGCTAATTCTGTTTTGCCAGAACCAGGAAGACCCATAATCTGAATAATCATTTTTATTCCTTAACTAATTTATCTCGTTCATCAATAACACTAATCATAAATGCCATCATTTTTTTATAAGATTCTGGATTCTCCATAATTTTATTATAGTGATGACCACAAAACAAAAGATCTCCACTAATACCAGTAACCTTAACTAGTGCCTCTGCTGCACACGCATCACAGCGGTCTGTTGCCTTAAGAGTCCACTGCTTTTCTACAATCTCTTCTGTTATCGTCATATTCATATTATACTCCTAGTTTCTCTAGTTATCAACACAGGTTGTGTTAAACCTTATTCAAAAGACTTTCTTTGCCAAATTTGTTTTTTATAAAAACCAGAAAAATTTTGTTTTTCTTTTATCTTTTCTTCCCAAAAAAAATCATTATACTCTTGAGTTTCAGACTTCCAATCTTCTCTTTTTATAGGCAATATTTGAAACATTGGAGTACCAGCAGGAATAGTTCCCGTAAAACCCTTTTTAATGAAAAACGGTATGTTGCCTATTGGTGCATGTATTGACTTGTCCAAATCAACAATTCCTGAAAGTGTCATAAAAGGTAGGTCAATCCTATTTAAAGGATGGACTATAAGGGCAGAATATCCCTTTGGCAATATTATTGACCAAGGTCTCTGCCATACAAACTCAATGTCATAAAAATATTTATCAACTGGCATATCAGATGTTGGTCTTCTTCCAAATATGGGTACCTCGCTATCAAAAACAACTTTAGGTCCATCCTCTTCTTCTGTAACAATAATGTCACACCAAGTTGTTTGAATATATCCATTAGACATAGAGTCTAAAAAAGGAATGCATTTTTTTACATTAAAAAAATCTTTTCCTGATTTTATATTTTTATACCAATCTGGAATAAAGTTTTTTGCTGGCTGTGGAAACGTAACAGCATCTTCTATTTTTTTTGTGCCAGGAACAAAAGTTATTTTCATTTTTTATTATCCGTAGAATAAAACCCAGTACCATTAAAAATTGCTGTTACATTAGAATACACACGTTCCAGCGGTAGAGTGCAAGTTTCACACTCATACCCTGGATCGTCTTCTTTAATAGAACGAACTTTAATGACTACACCCTCACAAGTATTAGTACATCTATATTCGTATGCTGGCATTACTTATTCTTCAATGCCTTGGCTACCACAGGTTTCTTGGATGCTGTAGGAACTGTTACCTCTGCCTTTAAAAGCAGCGCAGCACCTTCTTCACCAGCATATACTGGACGGCCCCAACCCACGATTCCGTTAAGTAACTTCTTCTTGTTGTTCTTAACATATGCACGAGTTTTTTCTACGCACATACCGCCATTTCGTTGGTCTCCTTTTGCAGTTCCTGAAGTGTTTCCTTCAATAACTTGGATTGTTCCATCGCCATTATTCTTAATGCAAATGCCAACGTGTGAAATACGATTTACACCGTCATCTGGAAAATCAAAATAGATCCAGTCTCCTGGAGTTGGATCGTCATTACGAGCATCTGCCCAACGATTATTCTTTTTAAACCAATCTGATGCTGCTACTGTTGATGCTGATTTTGGATACTTCTTTGCATCTAAGCCAGATGTGAATGCACACCAAGAAACAAATGACTGGCACCATGGCTGAAAATTCATTCCAGTCCACTTACCGTACTTTGTCTCGTTATCTTTGGGACCTTCAATGGTTCCAACTTCTTTCTTTGCAATCTCAATGATTGCTTCTAATGAGCCTTTGACAGCCATATATAACCTCCTAAAGTTAGTATTTCAATTATAGCATTAAGCAGTCTTGCTTGTCAACCTGTTGTAAGTTCTTATCCTATGACAGTTTGCACACACTACTTCACATTTTTCTATTTCTTTTTTTATTGCTGCCCAAGAAAATCCATCGTGAATCATCCTAGAAATATTATATTTTTTGTTGTGAAGATGATCAAAATCTAAAACTATATGATTACATTCTCCACAGTCAACACAACCACTTGCCTCTTTGATTAGTCTAAGACGCATCTTGAATTGCTGTTTATTATAAACTGCCAATTCTTTATCTGACATAGATCTTAATTATACACCTAAATGTAAAGCCCTACACAGGCATTCCAGGCACTAGGCCACGGTAGATATAATGGGTAACTATTACCATCTCTAAGGTCCTGTGTAGGGACCAATACAAGTATACTACTTGATTTTGATAGACTTAGGCTTCTTATCTTCAGGAATAATGCGGTCTACATTGATATGTAGCATTCCATCCTTTAATTCAGCCGAAGATACTTCCATATATTCACCTAGTGCAAATGATCGTGTAAACTTACGACTTGCAATGCCTTTATGAACTACTTCTGCATCTGTTACTTCTACAATTTCACCCTTAATAATAAGAGTTCCATTGTCTACTGATACATCAATATCATTCTTTCCAAATCCTGCTACTGCAATAGACAGTCTATATGTATCTTCATCTAGTTTAAGAAGATCATATGGAGGATATGATGTTGTGTTTGTTTTGTGTGCTGTATTAAGACGACCCAACTCTCTGTTGAATCCAATAAAAAAAGGATCATTGAATAGATCCATTGCGAACTGTGTTACCATTTTATTCCCCTTTCAAGCGAATAAGTTAATGTACCCCCGTAGGCAGTACAATACTATTATACCAAACTTTGGAGCGGATAGCGGGAATCAAACCCGCACATTAACCTTGGCAAGGTTACGCACTATCACTATGCAATATCCGCATTGTGTCTCCAACGGGATTTGAACCCGTGCTACTGCCGTGAAAGGGCAACGTCCTAGGCCCCTAGACGATGGAGACTTGGCTGGTCTGGTAGGCCTCGATCCTACGACTTGCGAATTAACAGTTCGCCACTCTACCAACTGAGTTACAGACCAAAACCTACTACTTATTAACTGGAACAACCTTGTCTAAAAGATTTCCAGTTGATAGCCATTGTGCAGCAACTGCTACGGTAGCAGATGATGTTGTTTGTGGGATTAGCCCAAAAACATTTGAGGTGTAACTTACAACTTCAGATGAAGCAAAGTAATCAGTGTTAATGTCAAATGCGTTAACGCTAACAATATTGCCTTGTGAGTTTCTTCCACCAGTGCTAACAGAAACTGTGTCTGTAATGCATGCTGGATAGTCAACCTTTGCACCCATCTTGTTACCAGTTGAAACAAATACTGGAATACCCTTTGAGTTTAGCGTAGAAATCAAAGTGCGAATAGTATTGTCTGCTCCACGAACTCCACCATATGGCGCAGTGTTGACGGCTGCTGGAGAGCATGCCTTGTTTCCATTAAAGTATCGTGAGAGTGAAACTGCTCCAACTTTTGAGGAGTTTGCGTTTACCCAGTTTAGAGCATCAATAAAATTTCCAGCATTTACTGGATTAACTGTTTTTGACGATGGGGTTGTTGCTCTCAACAAAATAATTGATAGCGATTGATTTTGCTTCTTGGCAACTTCAGCCATAGCATTTCCATGATTAATCTCACTTGAAAGTGAGGAAGTTTGTGTTGTTACAACATCTGTACATGTTGTATTTGCAAGTGTAATACAAGTTACATCTGCATTGTATACCTTTGAATCAAAGTATGAATCAATGATTACTAAAGCCTTTGGAGTTGCTGCTTGTGAAGGCATTAGAAACATTGTTGAAAAGATTACTGCTACGAACCCTACTGCTATTTTTTTCATTTTTCTCCTTATATCATTAGACGGACTACATGACAACATGGGTCGCCACCGTCATCCCATTCTTGTTTTTCTTCTTCATCCATATATTCGTATCCACCATCATGGGTATTGCAGTATGGGTCTGAGATCCATCCCCGCTCAATACCACTTGTTAACCAGATACCAAATTCTGCATCTTCTATATCATCTTCTTTATGCATATTACAAGTATACCCCTAAACACTTACTACGTCAACTGGACCCATACAAGATGGATTAAATTTAATTGCTGCTGATACCGCTGAAATTACACGATTTCTTGCATTTTTCTGCTTATCTGTTGCGTACAAAACCCCATAAGCATATTCTGCACCAGACCCCATTGCAAGGTATGGAAGTGTGTATTTAGATAAAGACATATCTGCAGAACTGTGTTCATAGATTTGACCACGGATACAGATAATCAAACCAAGATCTCCGTCTTTGGAAGTGTCTACCCAGAAATCATTATAAAATTCTTTAAGTTCTTTAATAAATTTGGTTTGCATAAACTTATCTGTATCTTTAACTGTTGGAGCAGTCGGATGAAAGTTGTATCTAATTCTTTCGCCATCCATTGATCCTGCATACCCAATAAGGTATGGGCCAGACTTCCAAACCTTTGGTGCATCAAGTGCTAGAATAGTACCATCATCTGAAGCACCACGATCACCAGCCATAAAGATCTTATTGTTTATTTCATCACGAACGACTGCAATACAAGTCATGCAGAAACCCCTCCCAAAGCGATATATTTAAGTATACCACCCCTAGGAGGGGCTGTCAAACAGGGTCAAATATGTTTAGTTATACTGTCTTTGATTTTGATCTGCGTTTTTCAACTGCTTCATCCTGCACAGTTTTTGCATTCTTGTCTGTGGTGGAAAATGCTGCATTAATCTCATCTCTTGTGAGTCTACCGTCATCCATAAATGCACGAGCCAACTTCTCAACAACTACTGCTACTGCGCTAAGGCCTGCAACTGTCATTGCTTTTGCTACTGAGATTCCTGCAATTGCTCCTGCACCAATAACTGCAAGGGCATTTGCTGCAAAGACTGCAACAATACGCATCAATATATTCCAAATATTTGTAATACTGTTCATGTTTACTCCTCTCTATTTCTAATAGGACTAGTTATAATCCAAAGTGCTAATGTAGCCATGATTCCATAGCCAACTATTGTTTTTGCACTACCATCTAATACAACCCAGGCAATAAACATTCCAAGAAGAGTCCATGCCTGATCTACTAGGTCTTTCATTATATTTTTTATTACTCTTACCATTTTCTTCCTCCTCTTGAACCTGGTGAATTGCTGCCTGAGCCTCCACCAGAACTTCCTCCACCACCAGAGCCTCCTGCTGCTCCTCCTGCTGCAACTGCTGCTGCGTTAATCGCTGCTCCTGTTGCTACTACTGTAGCCACAACCATGTCTGTTGCTTCTTCTCTTTCTTCTTCAGTCATATCTGCACCGATACTTCCAAAGGCTGCTAAGGCTGCTCCTGGATCAGTGAAAACTGCTTCTAACAGTGCCCCTGGATCTTGAACCAATTCTACATTTGCAGCAACCTCTGCTGTAATAATTAATGCATTTCCATTTTCATCTGTACGAATTTCAATTGGTGTCTCTGCTGGAAGATCTGCATAAGATACTCCAGATGCCTGAACTTCTGCTGCAGAAATAGATTCTCCTGGCTTAAGATTTTCTATCAATGCTGCCACTACAATTTCTGTTTGTTCTTCAGTTAATTCTTTTCCGTCTTTAGCATCTGCAATTATTTCTTTTAATTCTTCTTCTTCTGCTTTTGCTTCTTCTTCAGCAGTCTTTTCTTCTTCTAATTCTTTTGCCTCTGCTTCTTCCGCAATTCTTTCTTCTTCTGCAAGTGCCTCAGCCTCTGCCTTTGCCTTTGCTTCTGCGATAGCCTCTTCTTCTGCTGCTATACGCTCAGCCTCTGCCTTTGCTTCTTCTGCAAGTCTTTCTTCTTCCGCTATGCGCTCTGCCTCTATGCGTTCAGCCTCTGCCTTTGCTTCTGCTTCTGCTTTTTCTTCTGCTTCTTTAAGTTCTGCTGCAATGCGATCTGCTTCTTCTTGGGCTTCTATCTCTGCTTGAATTCTTGCTGCTTCAATCTCTGCTGCTTCACGGTCAGCCTTTTCTTTTAGTTCCAATTCTGCTTTAATTCTTTCTGCTTCTTGTGCTGCTTGAAGTGCTGCAATTCTTTCAGCCTCTGCTTGGGCTGCTGCTGCTTGGGCTGCAATCAATGCTGCTGTTTCTGCCTGTATTCTTGCTGCTTCTGCTTGCTGTGCTGCTGCTTGTGCTGCAGTTGTTGCAGCAATTTCTGCTTCAGTTGGCCCAGTTGGTATTGTCACAGTTGTTGTTTCACTAGGCGCAGGCGTTGTTACAGTTGTTGTTTCTGTAGGAGTTGTAACCGTTGTAGTTTCGCTGGGTGTTGTTACAGTTGTTGTTTCGGGTGTTGGTGTTGGAATAGGTGATGGCTCTGGTGTAGGCGTTGTTGCAGTTGATGTTTCAGATGTTACAGTTGATGTTTCGCTAGGTGTAGGTTCTGGTGTAGGTGTAGGTTCTGGAGCAGGGGCTACATATGTAGAACCAGTAACAACATTTGAATTTGCAGAGTAAAGGGAGAAGGTATCGTTATCTGATCTAATATGAAATGACCATACTGTTCCTGCTGGCATAAGACCATCTAGCAAGGAATGGTCAATTGTAATTGTTGTATTTAAAGAATTTGGTCCGCCAACATTTCCAGTAGCAATTCCCCAGCCATTGCACCCAGTACAATTAAAACTAATTGCATATCTTTCTGGTTGTGTGTTACCAGTGTCGGGTGCTTCCCAGTTTAATATTGTTGAGGTTTCTCCACTAATAATAGTTAAATTTCTTGGAGGTCCTATTGTTTTTACTACTGGTGCTGATTGTGAAGTAAATGCTGATGCTGGAATAATATCCATAGATCCAGACTGATCCCAATGAAGGAATACATTTGCTCCCCCGCCATTTTCATAATACATTAATTCTATTGTTTTTGGAACACCTGCTGTAAATGATATTGGGTCACTAATAGTACCTCCACCGCCTTTATCACGCCAGTCATCTGCTACTAAGACTCCATCAATATACAGTCTTGTTCCATCGTCTGCTGTTGCTAAAAACGATATTTCTTGAGTAGAATCACTTCTAATTGACCCTGTAAAGCGCACAATAACATCCTCTGAAGGGCCACCTAAGACACTCCCAGAACCCCACTGAAAGTCAATGTTGGGTACATTAGTAGTGACGACTGGAGAGGCTCCCTGGGGTATGTAGGGAGAACCATTTTGTCCTAGTACATTATAGACCTGAGCAGTTAAACCTTCTGCTGCGTGGGCTTTATCAATTATTAAAAGCAGGGGAAATAGAGCAAGGGATAATACCAATGCTACTCTCAATAACTTTTTAATACTTAACTCCTTATAGTCGTAGTGGTGATATGACTATTAAGGCTATTATATCATTTTTTAGGTACAAAAAAGAGGGCTAGCACTTGGCTAACCCCCTTAATTGTTGGACTAATTAAGCCTTAACCTTTTTTTGGATCTTTACGACCAAAGCGGTTAGTGCTGTGATTTGCTTCTTAAGTGAAGCAATTAGTGCAGATACATCTGCAGACAACTTAGCAACTGCATCAACTGCAGCCTGTGCCTGTACTGTAGCAGCATCTGCAGCCTTTGAAGCAGCAATCGCTGCATCTGTAGCAGCCTGGGCTGCCTTTGCTGCCTCTTCAGAAGCCTTTGTAGCAGCCTTTGTTGCTGCGTTAGAAACTTCTGCTGATGCTGTTACTACAACCTGTCCAGCAAGTGGAAGTGAAGTTCCACCTGTTGCTGAGATCTTAACAACGTTTTCAGCCAAAGGCATAAATACCTTGTATGACTTAGCAGTTGATGTATCTGTTGTAACTGATGTTGCAGTTAGTACATCAGATGATGATCCAAATGCATAGTTAGGAACAATTCCACCTGTAGCAAATAGGTTAGCGTGTGTCTTTCCAGATACTGGAAGACCTGCTGCATCAAGAACCTGAACTGTGATAGTTGCTGCTTCTCCTGGAAGATAAACTTCCTTATCAAATGACAACTTAACAGTTGCTGCAGTTCCCTCTACACGAGTAGAAACTGGAGCAGATGATACTGTACCTGACTTAACAGTTACAGCGACTCCGCCTGTCTTGACTCCTGTAAGAGTGAACACTGCTTCACCATTTACGATTGTTGCTGCAGTTCCTGAATCGGATACCACTGAAACATCGCTTGAGAAAGCATTGAGTGTTCCTGCTCCAACTGTTACTCCAGCAGCATCATATGCCACTGCCTTAATTGTTGAAGCATTTGATCCTGTTGCAATAACAGGCTTGACTGCTGTTGCTACGATAGATGCAATATCTCCGTAGAATGTTACCTTCTCAGTTGCAAGAACTGCACCTGTAAGGGTTGTAAGAGTAATTGTTGATACTCCTGCTGTACCGTCAGCAAATACACCAATGTAATTTCCTGTTGGAATAACTACTGAGCGACCAAGAGCAGTCATAGTTGTAGCATTTGTGCCATAACCAATCATACCTGTTCCTGAAACTGTTGCAAGAATTGACTCAGTTGCTGCTCCGCCTGCTGCATTCTTAGGTGTAACAACGATTACCGCTGCTGCATCTGCTGAAGTAGCCTTTGGTGCATAAACTGTGGCATCTGCTGTTGCAGTTGTTACTTCGCCAGAGTTAAGAATTGATGTTGTTGTTGCTGCAGAAGGTGTAACATCTGCTGCTTTAACTGTTACTGTCCACGCAACTGATGGACCTGTTGCTGGACGAGTTGTAAGAATACGTGCTTCGTATGTACCCGCAACTGTTGGTGCTACCAATGAAACTGTAAACTTTGCAGTTACATATCCTGGTGTTCCAACTGTTGAGTTAACATCTGCTGAAAGGCTTCCTGCTGCAATTGTAACTACAGAGGTTGTTGTTTCAAGCAATGAGAGTGTTGCACTCTTTGATGAGCCTGATGGCTGTGCAAAAATAGCAGATAGCACCGTTGCTGTGTCTGCTGCTGTTTCTGAAATAAATGACAATGTTACTACTGCTGTAGCAGTCTCACCTGCAGTGATTGTATCTGTAGCAGAGTCAATCGTTAGTGCTGGTGCAATTACAGCAGCACTTGTCGGAAGTGCTGACATAACGCCAAAGGACATTGCTGCAGCGAGTCCTAGGGCAATTTTCTTAAATGAATTCATCTTTCTCCTTGTTTGTTTTATTCCAGCCTTGGGGCTAGAAATGCTATATTAGATTGAATTTGTCTAAGAAATCACGAACATCGTCCGTCATTTGCTTAGGTTCTAATTCTACCATAGATCTACGTTTCTCTGCAAGTTGAGCAGAAGACGAAGACCAAGTGTGTACTTCAATGACTGTATTAGTAGTCTTTGGGGTATGTGATATTGCCCCAAATACTGATCCAGCCAAAGCATCTGCCAAGTCTTTAGATTTTTTTCTAGGGTGATCTACACGATTACCTTTCATTATCTTTAACTCAGACATTTCTTCTAGCAATATTGGGATCATAGGAATTGCTACACGCTCTTCGTATATCATCATTGCTAAATCTTCATAGTGTTTTTTTGCAACAGAAACTGTTTCAGTTCTTATTCCTACCGCTTGCAATTCATTCTGAATATCAAAAGACTGCCAACGGTCAAAAGAAACCATACCTATGTTAAAGCCTTCTCTGCGAAGGTTAATGATCCAGTTTTTAACATCAGATAAGTTTACAGGTCCTTCTGCTCTTGGCTCCCACCAAGCAACAGCATCTACTACTACCATTGGGGCCACTTGTTCATAGTCTTTAATTAC